GCAAAACACAAGTGAATTTGTGCCATTCAGAGTTGATTGGTGGGACGTTCCTGGTCGTGATGAAAAATGGAAAGACAAGACTATTGGTAATACAAGCCAATTACAATTTGATCAAGAATTTGGTAACACTTTCTTTGGCACAGGCGCAACTTTAATTTCAGCAGAACATTTATTACGACAAAAAGCCAAACCTCATGTACAAGTGTTAGAAGGCGGTAGTTTTTTAATGTATGAAAATCCTGATCCCAAACATAGCTACATAATGTTAGTTGATGTTGCGAGAGGTAGAGGATTGGACTATAGCACGTTTAACTTGATCGATATTAGCCAAAGACCTTTTAAGCAGGTTGCTGTGTATCGCTGTAATACTATCTCACCAATCCTCTACCCTACAATTATTTATAAGTATGCAAATCTCTACAATGAGGCTTATACTATTATTGAAGCTAATGATCAAGGATCGCTGGTTTGTAACGGCCTATATAATGATTTAGAGTACGAAAACCTTCACATGGATTCTCTTATAAGAGCTGATCGTATTGGTGTAGAGATGACTAGGAAAACAAAACGTATTGGGTGTTCTGCCATTAAAGACATTATTGAACATGGCAAGTTAGATATTGTAGACCCTCAGACTATATTAGAGATGTCCACGTTTGTAGCCAAAGGTGCATCATACGAAGCATCAGAAGGAAACCATGACGACTTAATGATGAACCTAGTGTTGTTTGGATATTTTGCCGTGGGTAATAACTTTGAAGAACTGACTGATGTTAATCTAAAGGAAATGATGTTTGAACAACGTATGAAAGAGATTGAAAACGATTTAGTGCCATTCGGGTTTATAAACGATGGTCAAGACGACGAAAGTAATATACTAGAAGAAGATATGGGTGTATGGACAGTCGATAAAAACGTTAAGGTAAATATGGGATTTTAAATTATGGACTTACCTGATTCTGGAATGGTCGGTGTTGGTATTTCTGGTGGATTAGATTCATTGGTTTTATTATTTTATATATGTGATATAATATCTCCAAATGTGTCTATCCTTCCTATGCAATCAATTGGTAGTAGAGTTACAAACACTGCATCTATTACCAAAGGTATTTTATCTGATGCAAGAATTAAACATCCAAATCTTAATATAAAAGAAATTGAAGTATTTCATTGGGAAGAGGATGGTATTAATGAACAACATGAAATTCATGGTATTTTTGATAAGAAAATGTATGAAAAGTACAAGGATTTAAAAATAATTATAACTGGCCTTACTGCACTACCTTCATGGAACATTGTTAATACTTGGGGTAGTATGTACAAAGATGAAAGAAGAGTCAATAAGACTAATACTATCTATCAAGTACATCATGCAACTGGTGCAAAAACCTATAGACCTTTTGCTCATATGGACAAACGAGACATAGCTCTTTTGTTTAAGCAATTAGATTTACCTGAAAGGTATATTAAAGAGAGTTGGTCTTGTACGTATTATGCTGAGAGAACTAATAATTACACAGAACCATGTAAAATATGCTATCATTGTCAGGAGAAGAAATGGGCATTTGGACAATATTAAAATGTTATAAATACACATAATGATAAAGAACTCGTATTATGATAACTTATTAATTAATATCTGAAAAGGATCTATACATGGCAATATTCAGTCCATCAGAATCCCCAGCAATTGTAGTCAAAGAAGTTGATTTAACTGGCGTAGTGCCAAATGTACAATCGACAACAGGCGCATTTGTAGGTGATTTTAGATGGGGACCAGTTAGAAAAGCTACTCTGATAGACACAGAGGCTAATCTTGCGGCGACATTCGCTTCCCCATCATCTACTAAGGCTGTAGACTTTCTGTCTGCCGCATACTATTTAAAATATTCAAGTTCTCTACAAGTGGTACGAGAAGCTACAGCGCATGCATACAATGCAAACTCCGCAGGGCTAACGTTACTTGTGAGAGAAGAAGAGCACTTTGACTCGTTATCAAGTACGTTTGGTTCTGACTCTGGTGACACAAATGCTGGTGGTTGGATTGCAAGATATCCAGGCGCACTAGGTAACTCTTTAAGAGTTTCTTTATGTCCAGCAGGCTCAGATTCTTCAGGCACATACTTTTCAGTATGGGGTCAAAGAGCGGCTTTCGATTCACCACCAGTAACATCTGCCTATGGATTAGCAAGAAGTGCTGTAAATGACGAAGTACACGTTGCAGTTATAGACGAGGATGGTCTGTTTACAGGAACTCCTGGTACTATATTAGAGCGTTACGCATTTGTCTCTGTTGCATCTGATGCAAAATCTTCAGACGGATCATCTAATTATGTTAAAGACGTAATTAATAGTGCATCTAAATATGTTTACCTTGCAACTTTTGAAGGTACATTAGCTGCACTAACTAATGCTGGCACAGCCGCTCAAGGTACAACGTATCAAGCATCTGCATCTGCTCCAATAACATCTAGTTTAACTGCTGGTGCTGATTCAGCCGCACTTACTGCAAGTAAGTATGGCACAGGTATGGCATTGTTTAGTGACGTTGACACAATTACTGTTGACTTCTTAATCGCTCCTGGTATGTCAGCACAAGGTGATATGACAACTGTTGTTAATAACATGATTGTAATTGCTGGAACTACACGTAAAGATTGTGTCGTAGTAGCATCACCTAACAGAGCTGCAGTTGTGAATGCATCAACACCAGTTGCTACTTCAATTGTAACAACAGACACGTTTACAAGGTCGTCTTACTTGGTTGTTTCAAACAACTATCTTAAAGTATATGACAAGTACAATGACCAATATATCCAAATTCCAGACGCATCTTCGGTTGCAGGTATTATGGCGGCTTCTGATCTTCAAGCGGCACCTTGGTTTTCACCAGCTGGTCAAAGACGTGGTTCAGTTTTAGGTATAACTGCCTTAACATATTCTCCGACTAAAGCAGAACGAGACACACTATATAAAGCTGGTATTAATCCAGTTGCAAATATTCCTGGTCAAGGCGTATTGTTATTTGGTGATAAAACATTCTTAGCCAGACCATCAGCTTTCGATCGTATCAACGTTCGTCGCTTGTTCCTGACTATGGAAAGAGCAATTGCAATTGCTGCAAGAAATGTTATGTTTGAATTCAATGACGAATTTACACGTGCAGAATTTGTAAACATCGTAGAACCTTTCTTGAGAGAAATCCAAGGTCGTCGCGGTATTACAGATTTCCGTGTTGTTTGTGACGAATCAAATAACTCCGCAGCCGTTATAGATAGAAATGAATTCATAGCAAATATCTTCATCAAGCCTGCACGTTCAATCAACTACGTTACACTAAATTTCGTAGCTGTTAGAACTGGTGTAGACTTCGAAGAAGTTGTTGGCTCGGTCTAAGGGAGATATTAGAAAATGGCAATATTAGGCGTTGATGACTTTAAGTCAAAACTAAGAGGTGGCGGAGCTAGACCAAATCTATTCAAAGCAACCATAAACTTTCCTGCTTATGCACAAGGTGATGTAGAAATTACTTCATTCCTTTGTTCAGCGGCACAGCTTCCTGGGTCTATACTTGGTACTATCATAGTACCATTTCGTGGACGACAGTTAAAAATGGCTGGCGATCGTACATTTGATGTATGGACACCGACTATTATCAATGACACAGACTTTGTTGTACGTGACTCAATGGAACGTTGGATGAATGGCATGAACAACCATCAAGCAAACACTGGCTTGACAAGTGTGAATGATTATTCAGCAGATCTTATCGTTGAACAACTTGATAAAGATGGTTCATCACTTAAGACATACAACTTCCGTGGTTGTTTTCCTACGAATGTATCACCAATTGATCTTAGTTATGGAGCTACTGATGTTATCGAAGAATTCCAAGTCGAATTCCAGATACAGTATTGGGAAGCGGCTGGCGTAACTAGCTAAAAAGCTGTTATAAATAAAGATATTAGAGGGGTGATTAACTTGCCCCTCTTTACTTACACTTAGAAGGATATATTATGGCTGGTCCAATAGTTAAATTATTTGGTTTTGAACTGCGTAAAGCAGAAAAGAATGCACAGGCTAAAGTAAAGTTACCCTCAATTGTACCACCTATCGACGATGATGGTGCTGGTTACGTAACTGCATCTGGTTCACACACAGGTCAGTACATTGATTTTGAAGGCGATAACGCAAAAGGTTCTGTAGAGTTAGTCCAAAGATACAGGGCAGTTGGCATGCACCCAGAAGTGGATATGGCAATTGATGAGATTTGTAACGAAGCGGTAAGCACATCTGAACTTGAAGCTCCTGTCAAAGTAAACCTTGATAAGATCAAAGGTATGAGTGACAAGGTTAAGAAACAAATCTTTACTGAATTTGATGATGTTGTTTCTATGTTAAACTTTTCAGATTTAGGTTCTGATATGTTTAAACGTTGGTATATTGACGGCAGAATGGTGCATCACCTAGTTGTTAATGAAGCCAACTTAAAAGCTGGTATACAAGAAATTCGTCCTATCGATGCGACTAAAATTCGCAAAGTAAAAGAGATTAAGAAAAAGAAAGATCCTGTTACTAATGCTGACATTGTAGAGAAAGTAAGTGAGTTTTTTGTCTACGAAGAAAAGCCTGGAAACGTAGCTACAAACGTTGTCAAGATAAACGTAGATGCGATAAGCTATGTGACATCTGGATTGCTTGATGAGCATCGTAAAAAAGTAGTATCATATCTACATAAGGCGTTAAAGCCTATCAACCAATTAAGAATGATGGAAGACTCATTAGTTATCTATCGTTTGGCACGTGCACCTGAGCGTAGAATATTCTACGTTGATGTCGGTAACTTACCGCGTGGTAAAGCCGAAGAGTACATGAAAAACATCATGGCTCGTTATAAGAATAAAATTGTCTATGATGCAACCACTGGTGAAGTCAAGGATGATCGCAAGCACATGTCTATGCTAGAAGATTTCTGGCTTCCACGTCGTGAAGGCGGTAAAGGCACAGAGATTAGTACACTACCCGGTGGTGATAATCTAGGTCAAATCGAAGACATCATATACTTTCAAAAGAAATTATATCGTGCATTAAATGTTCCAGTACAAAGACTAGAGCAAGAGTCCACGTTCCAATTAGGTAGATCGTCTGAAATAAGCAGAGAAGAACTTAAATTTCAAAAGTTTATCGACAAACTACGTCGTCGTTTTTCTTCTTTGTTCTTAAACATACTAAAGAAGCAACTACTTCTAAAACAAATCATAGTCCAAGAAGATTGGGACGATTGGAAATCTAATATCAATATCGATTTTGTTCGTGACAATCACTTTACAGAATTGAAAGAAACAGAAATTCTACAGGGACGCCTAGGTATATTAAATGAAGTTCAATCATATGCTGGTGAATACTTCTCTAAAGAATGGATTATGAAAAATGTTCTTCACTTTGATGAACAACAGATTAAAGAAATGGGCGATCAAATTGGTGCTGAAATAAAAGTAGGCGAAGTTGAAGACCCTAAAGATAAAGAAGATAAAGAAGTAGATAATAACAATCAGTCTGATGAAAAAGAAGACGAATAAACAAAGGTGATTATAATGAGTACACAAGATTTTATAGACAGTGTTGTAGATAAAGATTTTAATGCAGCAGAAAATAGCTTTGAACAAATGATGGGTCAACGTATCGATGATGCTTTAGCCCAACAAAAGGTCGTTGCGGCAGGACATATATTTGGTGAATTGCCAGATGATGTAGAAGATGTCGATCCTGAGGATTTAGAATTAGACGACGATGAAACAGAAGAAGAGTCTGACGACGACGATGACGACGATGAGGACGATGATGAAGATGATGATGATGATGAAGATTAAAGAAGGTTGGAATTAATTAAAGTTGTAAACTTATTTTTGTATAAATAAAGATAACTGAATGGGATTGAAATGAAAACCTTAAAAGAACTAAGAGCTGGACTTAAATCCACAAGTAAAAAGATTAATGGATACCCAGTTGTATTCACATCTAGTAAGCAAGGTATGATTGATGTGTCTATAGACGGCGACAAGTTTGACACTTTTCCTAATCAAAAGACTGCTGAGAAAATGGCTAAAGAGTTCATCAAACAATTAAAGACAGGTAAGTAAATGGTAAACTTTGTAACACCCACAGGCGCAGAAATTGCAGCGGCTGTACACACTGACTCAGCTGGAGTGCCAGCATTATTGAATATAAATAAAGCCAGAACAGTACGTTGTGTTAATACTAATGCAACCACAGCTTATCTTGTGACTATACAAACTGCTGGAAACGTACTTAAAGGATCAATGACATTAGCTCCTATGGAATCTGTTGTCGTTATCAAAGCAAAGTCTGATGAGATATTTGCGGCAAATACAGCCGTAAAGCTTTCACCAGTAGATTTCCCTAGAGGATAATAGAATGAAACTGATTGCAGAATACACAGATAATAATCTTGAATGTTTTTCAGAGGCCAAAGCAGAAGGTGGTAAAGACCACTTTATTGAAGGCGTCTTTATGCAATCAGAATCAAAGAATAGAAATGGACGAGTTTATCCACGGAAGATCATGGAATCAGCCGTTAATAAATACGTTACAGAACAGGTAAAAACAAGACGTGCAGTTGGAGAACTTAACCATCCAGAAGGTCCCACTGTAAATCTTGATAAAGTTTCGCACATCATAGAAAGCCTTGATTGGAATGGAAATGATGTTGTAGGAAAAGCACGCATATTGGAAACTCCTATGGGGCAGATTGTAAAAGGTCTTCTTGATGGTGGCGTTCAACTAGGTGTGTCAACTCGTGGTATGGGTAGTCTTGAGAATCGTAACGGCGTAATGTATGTCAAAGATGACTTCATTCTTAGTACAGTTGATATTGTACAAGATCCATCAGCTCCAACGGCTTTTGTCAATGGAATTATGGAAGGTGTGGAGTGGGTTTGGAACAACGGCATTATCGAATCTCAGGTAATTGAAAAAATGGAGACTGAAATTAAAAAGGCTTCTCGAACTGACCTCTATGAGGTACAGGCTCGTGAGTTTAAGAATTTCCTCTCGGAACTGAAAAATATAACTTATTAGGAGTCATACATGACTGATCAAATCCAAGACCAGGATGTGGTGCTCGACGAGAATGAAATCGAAGAAGCTCACGATCCGAAGAACGCAGAAGAAGCCTCAATAGCTTCAGTAAAAGCTGCAGAAGGCAAAAGCCCCAAAGCTAAAAAGCGCAAGGGCGACAAATCAAATTCAGCGAAAGCTGAAAAAATGGATAAAGTGGTAGCCACAGAAGCTGCAGACTTACAAGTAGACTTCCATGACGAACTTAACTCATTAGTAGAATCTGAGGCAACTCTTTCAGGAGAGTTTAAAGCTAAAGCAACTATTATCTTTGAAGCTAATGTGAAAGCAAAGCTTGCAGAAGAAGTTGATCGTTTGGAAGAATCATATGCCACTCAACTTGATGAAGAAGTATCCGCTACTAAAGCAGAGCTTGTTGAAAAAGTTGATAGCTATCTCAACTACGTTGTTGAAGCTTGGGTAGAAGAGAACCAATTGGCAATCCAATCAGGTCTCCGTGCGGAAATAGCAGAAGACTTTATGACAGGTTTAAAGACCTTGTTCACTGAATCTTATGTAGACATCCCAGAAGCCAAAGTTGATCTAGTAGATGATCTTGCAGAAAGTGTTGATACATTATCAGCTAAATTAAACGAAGCTACAGAGCAATTACTTGCATCTAAAGCTGAAGTTGCACACCATTTACGTGAAGCGGCTATCCGTGAAGCGTCAAGTGATTTAGCTGACACACAAGTTGACAAATTACGCACCATGGTTGAAGGTTACGATTTCGATAATGAATTTGCAAATAAAGTTGCAACCATTAAAGAATCTGTCTTTGCCAAAAAAGCTACAACAAGCGAAGAATTGATTGAAGATGACACAACTACTCAGGTAGAGTTATCAGAATCAATGCAGCGTTACGTTGCCGCAATCAAATCAACCCAGTAAATTTAATTAATAGGAATACATCCAATGATGGAATCATATGACAGTTTAGTCAAAAAATGGGCACCAGTTCTTAATGAAGAATCTGCGCCTTCAATCAAAGACAAGCATCGCCGTTCGGTTACTGCTGTCACTTTAGAAAACCAAGAGAAAGCACTAAATGAAGAGCGTGCTCAATCAGGTTTCTTAGCGGAAACACCAAACAACGTTGGTTCTTCTGCAGCTAATTGGGATCCAGTTTTAATCTCTTTAGTACGTCGTTCAATGCCAAACATGATCGCATACGATTTATGTGGTGTACAGCCAATGACAGGTCCAACTGGCTTGATCTTTGCAATGAAGTCACGTTATACAGCTGGTACAACTGGTTCAACAGAAGCTTTATTCAACGAAGCAGATACAGTATTCTCTGGTGACTCAAGTGTGACACAAAGTGCTGGTGCATCTGGCTTAAATGGTTTAACAGATGACTCGTCTGCAACTTCTGGTGTAGCTAATTCATACAACCTAAAAGACAGCTCAATCAACAATGAGCGTACAGGTCCAATATTTGCTGGTGGTATGCCAACAGGCGACGCAGAAGGATTAGGTAGCACAGCTTCTACTTTCAACGAGATGGGTTTCACAATTGAAAAAGCTACTGTGACTGCAAAATCACGTGCTTTGAAAGCTGAATACTCATTAGAGCTTGCACAAGACTTGAAAGCAATTCACGGCTTAGACGCTGAAACTGAATTAGCTAACATCTTGTCAACAGAAATCTTAGCTGAGATTAACCGCGAAGTAATTCGTTCAATCAACAGCCAAGCTAAAACTGGTGCATTGTCAACTAACGTTGCTATCCAAGGTATCTTTGACTTGTCAACAGATGCAGATGGTCGTTGGTCAGTAGAGAAGTTCAAAGGTTTGATCATGCAGATCGAACGTGAAGCTAACGTAATTGCAAAAGAAACACGTCGCGGCAAGGGTAACTTCATCCTATGTTCATCTGACGTAGCTTCTGCATTAGCGGCTTCTGGTATGTTGGATTATACTCCAGCATTGTCAGTAGATCTACAAGTAGACGATACAGGCAACACATTCGCTGGTGTTATGAATGGTCGTACACGTGTGTACATCGATCCATATGCAGTTGCAGATTACGTAACTGTAGGCTATAAAGGTACAAACGCATACGATGCTGGTATCTTCTATTGCCCATACGTACCATTAACTATGGTTCGTGCAGTTGGTGAGAATGACTTCCAACCGAAAATCGGATTTAAGACACGCTACGGCATGGTCTCAAACCCATTCGTTGGTTCAACACCAAATGACGGATTAGCTACTGCTAAGACTAACCAATACTACCGAATCTTCCGTGTAGACAACATCCTACAGTAAGAAATACAAAAAAGGGATAGGTGTTTAACCTATCCCACTTAATTAAAGCTCACTTCGGTGGGCTTTTTTTATGTCTTACTACCATTATATTTTTTGTAATACACCTCATTCTTTTTGTCTTCTTTAAACCTTTGTGATCCAGTGACAGTGTGTCCAGTTTTAATTTTTGTGACAGCATTGTTTTTTAAGAATTCAGCAATAAGTATACTTTCTTTAGTTGTAACCTCATCTCTTGGTTTAATTTTATATGCAGAACTCATTATTTTGTTCCTTCTAAGAATGATTGCACCATATACCATTTACCTGATATATGGTGTGTTGAATGTAACTCACGTGCCTCACTGTATGTCAAGCCAGATGTCTTTTCTGTAGACCATTTACTACTAGCAATCACCGACCAACTTCTCATGCTACAACTCCTGTCCTACACATCTCACGCACCTTTTCATGGTCGATGATATGAGCCGCATGATTATCACACTCGGATCGCTTATTGCCCATAGGCGTATATGTTTGACGCGCAATCACGCCAGCATCTATCAGCTTTTCCATATCCAAGTAGTATTTCACATCTGCTTTAGAGCAGCTAGAATGAAAACCTTTCTTAATGTAGATTTCAGGAGCTACTACGATTTGATCATAGGTTCTCCAATATGCGTCATAATAAGAGACTGCATATGAAAGAGCTTCACGTTGAGACTTAAGTAACTTCATCTATAATCCTCCAAGATTATTAAAAATTTAACTCACATTATCTTTATATCACATATGATTTTATTTGTCAACACATACTATTTCATGTACCAACGTTCAATGTGGGCTTCTCCATTCCATCCTTCGAAGTATCGGACAGTCCATGCACGATCATCATTGTCATCTCGATATACTTCTTGACCTTCTTCACCACAATATTTTAGTGCTACTACAGTTGCTTTTTTCCAACTAGTGAAAACACTAATGATACCATCTTGTGAACCTGTTACAATATAAGCATTTGACATAATACATTTCCTTGTTGTTTCTATAATCTTTATATAGAAAACTAGGATAATGTCAACTACTATTTTCATTGTTTCAAATAAACCCTTTAATTTACCTTATAAATATAAGTGTAAGAAAAATAGGATACGATTATGCCTCAGTTAAATCCAGTTAATACAAGTGTCTTGAATCCAAAAAAGAACATAAGCACTTTGACAACTACTAACTTTTTACAGCCAACAGGCTTTAAGATGTTGATCAATCGTAAGAATTTTCCAAACTTAGAATACTTTGCGCAATCGTTTACGCATCCTGACATGACTGCATCTGCTGTAGAGTTACCATATTCACGTGTGAGTTCAGTGCCTTTTGCACCAGATAAAATATCATTCGGAGAGCTTAGTGTTAATGTTATCCTTGATGAAGAATTAAATTCATATCAAGAGATGCAGAATTGGCTTGAGAGATTAGTAGAAACAAAAGAAAAAAGACCTATGGGATTAAGTGGTACTGTGGACTATGATGTTAGCCCACCAACGTATGCAGACATTACATTGTCAGTATTATCAAGTGCCAATAACACACTCAAACAAATAAGATATATAGACTGTATGCCAACATCGATAGGCTCTGTAAACTTTGAAGCGGTGTCTACTGAACAAAACATTGCATATCCTGTTAACTTCAGGTATACTTACTTTGAAATTAGATAAAATATGAAGGATTATTATGATAGACTTAAATGTGATTTTAGATATGTGGCAAGAAGATTGCCAAATTAATACAAAGCTAGACGAAGCTTCAAGACTTACCCCAAAACTACACGCCAAGTATTTGAGACTTCTCTCAGAGGCTAAACTGATGTCTAAGAGATCAGAACAATCTCAAAAGATATTACTAAAGCAAAAATGGCTTTACTATAATGGTAAAATGTCTGGCGATGATATTGTGGCTAATGGTTGGGAGTACGATCCTTTTCATGGTCTTAAAGTATTAA